TCCACCAGACAAAGTAGTTTGATTAATTAATTTTTTTAATTCATTTTCTGGATCTACTTTTACATCTTGTATACCGTATTCAGAAGCTAAATATATAAGTGCAAAGTCTGAACTAGGTAAAGCCGTAGCTGTTGTATCATCTGGAAGTGGAGTAGTATTTGTAGGATTGTTATTGATTGATCCCCCAGAAGTAACATTTTCGCCATAAGACTGTGATCGTGTTACAGAAGACGCACCGTCTAGATCTCCATGAAATGTTGGAGCAGTCATGCTATTCGTTGCAGTTATATCTCCTTCAACATCAATGCGTACAGCACGTACTGTATCAACATTAATTGTACCAGATCCGCCTGCACCATCACCAACAAAAAGTGTATGACCAGCGTAAAGGTTGCGAGCATACATAATTGTTTCTTCACTGCCGATTGTTCCTTCTTCGCCAATAACCGTCAATTTATTTCCAAAAATATTTGTATCAGGTGAGGTTAGATTCTGTCTAACTTGTGACGTGATTCGTTGAGCGCCTGATGCATGGAGCTTCATCTCGCCTTCAACTGCTTGCTCAAATTCACCTTTGACCGCATGCGTATAACCACCAAGAGTTAGATCTGTTTTTGATTCTACAACTGTAGTATACTGGTGGCCTTTGACGGTTAAGTTATCCTGAAGTGCAATGTTACCCTTACGCGCTCCATCTATCTCTGAGATATGATCACCCGTAATAATTTGTAGTTTGTTGCCTCCGACACTAAGATTATAATCACCAGCCACATCGACATTGAGATCGCCTTGATATGTCATATGGGCATTACCTTCAACAACTACATGCTGATCGTTTCCTGCACTGATTAACACATCAGATGTACTGCTAACAAATACTGAGCCATCTGGTTTTATTTCTATTCCTGCTCCAGATTGATGTTTAATAAGAATGCGTTCATTTGTAATAGTATCATCTAATTCTACAACATGTCCACCCGGCGTTTCCCATACCTGATTGTTTGGATATGTAGAATATCGTCTTTTTTCTTCTTCTTGCGGTGGAACATAATTAAATACTGGTTCTCCGGAGATTGCACCAACAGGAATACCCTCACTGGTTATTCCTACAGGATCTGCATTTTTATCCAGTATACTAGTTGCTTGTTGCGTAACTCGTATATTTGCGTATCTATCTTTATTTAATTGATATTCACTTAAAATATTTCTATTTTGTAATGTAGGTATACCACCATTAGTTGATAAATCATTTCTTGTCAATCCACGAGAAGCTTTGTTAATCGAAGATTCATAGTAATATTGAGAACGCGGATATACCCCAGACGGATCTTGATAGCCAGTAGGATAAACACCTTCATCATATACTCTATTACCAAATCTCTTTTGTCGATCTAATACGTCGTCATTTTCAGTTGTCATTACGAGCCTCCTGCTATCTGTTCCGGAGAGAGTGGAGCATCTGTACCAGATGCTGACACATTTTCTTTACCAAACTTAGATCTTACAAATTCAGGAACTGGAAATCCAGGATCTGGTTCATTTTGTGGATCAGTATCATTATGACCCCATGCTTGACCACCAGGCCATACTTTATAAAAGGCATTGAAAAACATTTTAAGCGCTTTCATTTGTTCATCATTAAGAGACTCTTTACCATATGGAGGATTAGCTAATCCAGAATTTGAATTAACTGTGTATCCGCCAACGAATGCTATACCAATACTGTACTTATCGTGACCGTTTGCTTTTGCATGCGCCCCTTCCTTATTGATTGGCCGGCCTCTTTCAATAGTACCATCTTTTCTTATTACATAATGATATCCGATGCCTTTGAAGCCGTCGTTTTTCTGTTGGCCATGAATCTCTTCTGCTCCAATATCCTGATTTAAAAAGTGTGCGGACCAATGAACTACAACCTCTGTAATATCACGTGTCGCAGATCTAAATTCAGCTTCTAATTCTTCTAGACCATTTACACGCGTAAACTTATATGCACTATCACTAACGGGTGCTGCAGCACCAAAAAATGCCTGAGCAGCTGCTCTTTCAGCCGGAGTTGAAAGTCGATTCTGCAAAATACTAAAAGCTTGAGCTTCAGTTGTTACAGTTAATGTGGTATTTACGGTCGTGTTTGTTTGAACTCCGCTTGCATAATACGCACGTGCAGCTTCTTTCTCTGCTTCAGTTGACTTATCATTTAGCATAATACTATTTGCTTCAGACTCAGTTGTTACTTTTATACCTGTGCCACCAGTTTGTATACCGCTTCTGACGTTAGGGCTTGCAGTAACAAGATCCGGATCTTTCCAGGTTGTAGTCTTCTCTCCTTTCCAGTTATTATCATTTTGACCAATACCAAATGGCGAAACTTGATTAGAGCCAGTATATGTAATCCTAGTTGAAACTTTAGTATCAATACCAAGTAAAGTTTCTTCAATAAGATTGTAAGGACTACTAGAATTATTTGAAGTTAATAGTATTGCTTCTGCGTATCTTCCTTGAGATAATAAGCTTACGATATTTTGATTTTGAAGTGTTTTTAGTTTATTACCTGTTAATTCATCAATAAGTATTCCTATCGGTCCTGCACTAATATCCATTACTGCTTGTAGAACCGGAGCAATAGCAGTTCCTATTGCTGTATCTACTTTAGAATTAAAACTAGAAATAACCGGAGAAAGTACTGCACCGAGAGATCGAGATAATCCAGCAGCCACAAATTGATCTGCATTTCCTGCTGAATGCACACCTTGTATAGCTGATACTAATGTAGTTATATCTTTACCGGTTGCTTTTGATAAAAGATTACCAACAGCAAGACCCGAACTACCGCCATAATATGATTTTAAAAATCCTGCGGCAGGACTAGATCCAGTCACAATGGCAAGAGCTCCTGCAGCTGTTAGTACATTACTAACACTAGCATTACCAGATCCTATTCCTTCAAAGGCATCATCAAATACTTCTGATAAGCTTTCACCCGCAACTTCTTCAGTGAGTTTAACAAGTGCTAGTCCCAGCAATACATTTTTAAATTGGCCAGAATAGTTTTCTGTTTTTGTAACAGATTGAAAACCATTTAACGTTTGTCCTACATCTGTTCCTAAACCGGATGTATATTTAGAATTATATTCGCCCTCTACTGTAGGTGCTGCATTACGAAAATCTGCAGTACCTAATCGCTGATTATATGTTGAGAGCGTAGATTGATATCGAGTAAAGCTAGCCACTATCCTCTCCCAAATTCGTTATATACATTATGCGCATAATTTATTCTTCTTTGTCTATGAAGACCGGCGCTACGTTCATATTTTTCATCAAAGATTGTTGCAGCCATAGCAACTGACACGCCCGGGGCCTTTAGTAACTTTCCTGCGTTTTTATTCAAGGGACCTGAATACGGGTCACTGTTATTTAGTTCCCAAACAATAAAATTTAGCTGATCTGTGAACGTGCTATCCCTCCACGGTTTACCATATACTCGTTCAAAAATTTTTCTACGGCCAGGATGCCACTGCGCAATACCCGCAGCTCGTCCGCCATCTCCTCTTGGCCCTTGTGCTGGAAGATTTTTTCCAGATTCAGCAATAAGATTTCCTACAATGCCTGCAGATACTTTTCCACTAAAACCTCTTGATGTAAAAAAATTAAAAGCTTGTTCTACTCTTTCTGTTCCTACTAATTCAGTCGTAAAATTATCAGTATTAGTTAGTCCTTCATGTCTTGCCAACCGTGGATCAATTTCACCAGCATCATATCCAATATCATATTGTATTGCTTTGTCTTGTTGTTTTGACAATTGCTGCTCTGATGGTAATTCTATTTTAGGCATAACGCCTAATATACATGGCAATTGCGAAATTTCACCATCTAAAAACATTCCAAACACCTGAGCACCTGGTAAAATCTGTGGCATCATACCAATTCCTGATGTACCACCTGCTGTATTTGGCTGTAATACAGTTGCCCATGGTAACGAATAATCTGGAATATCTGAAGTTCTTCGCGAATGTATTCCAAGTATCCTGACCTGCACTCGACCAAGCTGTAAAGGATCTAAGTTATTAGTTGCCACACCAATAAACCACCGAGCGTTATCTCCATAATATGCCGCCATTATCTTGGACCATCCCTACGAGCATCACCAATTTGAGTATTACCTCTGTAGTTAGCAATCTTTACAAGGCTTAAAGCTGCAGAGTAATTGTTTGGAGTTAGTGTATGCCGCGTAGTGTATATCATATAATCACCAGTTCTTTTTCTATCAAACACTTCATCAAATTGTTCACCATCTGCGACAGATACGACCGAAACAATTCTTCCTAATGTTTTATTACCGCCTTGTGGTATTACATGAAGTCCTGGTACTTCTATTTCTAATACAGATTTACCAAGAAGATTTCTTACAGATTTTGATATGGCTTTTGCAGAATGTCTTTGTGTACTCATATCTTCGTGATAATTGTGCACAGCGTTATCATATATATTTCCTGTAGATACTCTTGTAATTCGTTCAGCAAGATTTTCACTAACAGGCGTATTCCTAAATAGAGATCTGGTATCTGCTGCAGGATATGATCTTGAAGTAAGTAAATTAGATAAAACTTTTTCTAAATCATAATTAAATGCATATTCTAATCCATGTGTAGTGTCTACATATTCATAGGAAGAACCTACATCGCCACTTCTAATTAGCTCTAGTGTATTAGCATTCTTCGGATTTTTTATTTTACTTATTTGTCTTGCAAGTCCTGCACCAGTAGTTGGAGCCCTTTGTGATAATTGTGAAGAAAAAACAAACGGGTCGCCTGCATTAATAGGAGCTTCTTGTAATAAGCTATATAAATCATAAAATCTTAAATCATTGTCAGCCATTGATGCAAAACATAAAAATGGGGTACCAGTTAATCCAGTTGTCCGCCGTTTTATCATTTCAATTGCTTCTAATGGGTTTAAGTTTGGAACAATATATCTGAATGATGCTTGTAATTCTTGAGATAATTGACGATATGAATTTAACTCGTCTGCGTTGGGGTTTGACGCAGTAGTATATTCATCTACTAAAGAATCGAATTGATTAGCATCTCCAGCTCTTATTATTCTTTTATTTTCAAAATAGTCTTTTAAAATATTATCGATAATCTGACTTGGCTTACCTTCATACATTTTATTTACATTAATAAGTGTATTTAAATATCCATCATAATCTATAATTTGAAGTGTAATCGTATCAGTAGTATCTGTTGTAGGTACAATACTTACAACTTCCCTTACAACAAATCGCTTTGAAACTTTATGAGGAGTTGTATATAATCCAAATTCTATATCTAAAAACTCAGTACCCTGAAAGTCCATAATTTCTATGGATCTACCAGTATCAACATATGTAATAAAACCAGTAAGATACGCGCGCTCTATATGTTCAAATATATTTAACTCTACTAATGTTGTAGTAATATCAACAGTATGATCATTGCGCTGTGTAGATAGTACAGCACGGCGCATCTCAAACTCATGAGGATCAAAGGGCGTATATGATTTAGCCATCTAAAAATTTATCCTGAAATTCTCTAAATACGTCACGAACCGCATCTGGTTTTATAACTCTTATCGATTTTAGTTTTTCATTTTCTGCAAGATAATAATCTAAGTGTGTTACTGGCGTTTTAGTGTTTGGTCTATCAGCGTGTGGATCTATGTCACAGTGCTTATTGTCTCCGTCTACATAATATCTTACCGAGTTTTTCTCAGCTGCAGAAGATATAAGTGTAATAGATTCTACATTTTCACCGACTTGTGATGTTAAAACTTCTGTAGATCCAAAAGTAGTATTGCCTGATCCAACTTGTAAGTCTTTAATATATAGTTGACCTAGATCTAAGTTTCTATGTGCGATTATTCCAGAAATACCAGAGGAAGATCCTGTTACTAATTGCCCAACTTTAAATTTATTAGAAATCACATCTTTTGTTGCAACAACAGTATGTGTTAAATCTTTATCTATAAGTGTACTTAATGCGTCATATGTTAAAGGCCATCCTTGTTCTTTGATATGATCGTTAAGTAAATAGAACATCCAATAATAATCTGTAGTACCATATAAGGTAAAAGACAATTGATCTGGCCTATCCCCTTCTTGAATATAATAGTTTCTGTAAAATGCTATATTATCTTTTATCTGATCAATAATATCAACATATGCAGTTAAATTTTGATATGCAACTGCAGGTAAATTTACACCAAACTTATATGCGACAGTTGGAAAATTTTCGAAATATGTTGACATTACTACCTCTCCTCTTCTTCGAAATAGTTTTGGACTTCGGCTATAAACTCTTCCCAAAAATCTTTATAATTTTTACCATATAGATTCCATCCATATCTAACATCATCTTTGTCTAGTGTTCTAAATTCTATCATATCAAGCGTAAGATCGATTTCACTGTATTGTCCATCGCGATAGAACGACATAGCAGTAGCATTATAATTTGTAGTCATACCACGTAGATAACAAGGAAGTAATTGCGCACCAACGTTTTTTCTTCCGTATCTTAAAGCAATACCAAACTTATTAGGAAACTTATAACCGATCGGTAATCTTTGACCACCAGCAGCTATATCAATTGATTCAGGATATAACTCAGTACGAAACCATTTAATAATATTTTCTACTTGTTTTGCTTCTGCTTTTGATCTAGGTAAAAACTTAAAACTAAAAGAATGTTCTCTTGGTCTTACTGACTTAAATACTGCTCGTATATTTGGATTCAATGCCGTTTGTGCAATTGTAGACGTTACTGCACCTGCTCTTCCGCCTGGCATCATTGCACCAACTTTTGCTGCAGCAACTCTTGCAATGTTTGGATCCTGTAGGTTTGACAGTATTTGGCCGATCCCGCCTGTACCCATAAGCGCAGAAGCTGAAGCACCTAATATAGAAGCTTCTCCTCTTGATAATGATTGTCTTGCTGCTTCTCCAGCTATACCAAAAGAAAAAGAATTATCAAACTCTACTCCGTCTTGTACTGTTTGAGCTGGAGGAAGATATAATTCTACGGTCTCTCCACGAAATGTTTGTCCAGGAGTAAATTTACCAGAAAAAAGCCCCAATGCGTTATCTACTACTGAACTTTCTTGTAAATCAACATCGTTACCATCAATTGTAGTACCTGGCGGACCTGCTGGAATCGCAATCTGTTTTTTCTTAAACGCAGAGGTATTAATCTTTGGAGGTATTTCAATGATCTGCGTAAAATACACACGTCCTTTATAATCGTCTTGTGCTTCTAATGGGAATCTATATTTAGGCATATTTTTTCCAATAAATACTAAAAAAACTTAAGACTATTTATATGGAATTGAATGGCATACTCAGGTAAATACAAACCAAAAAACCCAAAGAAGTACGGTGGTGATCATAATAGCATCATTTTTAGATCAATGTGGGAAAGACATTGTTTTAAATGGTGCGATGAGAACCCAAAGGTAAAATCTTGGACCAGTGAAGAAGTCATTGTACCATACTATTATGATGGTGATAAGCGTTATCACCGCTACTTCCCTGACCTTAAAATAGTACTTGAAGATAGAATACTATTGGTTGAGATTAAACCAGATAAAGAAACAAGACCACCTACAGGATCTAAACGCACAAAGCGATATATCAATGAAGCATTTACATATGTTAAGAATATGAATAAGTGGGAAGCTGCACAATCATATGCCAAGGATAGAAAGTGGGAGTTCCAGATATGGACAGAGAATACTCTACAAACTATGGGTATTATGCCTAAACCAATAAAGAAACTAAAGCCGCTACCTCCGCCAAAGAAAAAGAAAAAATAGCATATAAATACTGCTATGGCAAATATATTTCAAAAACTAGAGCTCGAAGCTTTCAGAGCAGGCATTACACCAAGAACAAAACAATCAATAGATTGGTTCAGACGTAAAGCCTCAGCAATGGGACGTGTAAGTCGTGGTGCACTCATGAAAGAAGATCCAGTAGAGTTAAAAAATAAAGGCATTGCAGGAAACATGTATATGTTTTTCTATGATCCAAAAACAAAAGATACTCTACCATATTATGATAGCTTTCCGTTAGTCGTTGTTGTAGGTCCTGCACCCGGTGGTTTTTATGGTTTGAATTTACATTATCTTCCCCCAACATTGAGAGCAAAGATGCTTGACGCGTTGATGGATATAACTAACAACAAAAATTTCGATGATACTACAAAGTTCGAAGCAACATACAATACACTAAAACGTGCATCTAGTTTAAAATTTTTTAAGCCATGCTTCAAACATTATTTAAATTCAAACGTTAAAAGTAGATTTGCATATGTACCAGCTCCCGAGTGGGAGATAGCTACATTCTTACCAACTGCAGACTTTCAGAAATCAGGTAAGTCTACTGTATATAGAGATTCAAGGAAAATGATCTAATGGTATATAGCATTGACGATCTCAAAGGAGAGTTTGGTTCTGGACTTGCAAGAACATCTTTATGGCGTGTGTTCTTGCCATCAGTCGATGGTGCATTTGGTATCACTACTCGACGATTAAATGTTTTATGCAAATCGGCACAGCTTCCTTTTAGACAGATTCTTACAAGTCCACGCATGGTTGGTATGAAAGAACATAAAAT